ATCCAATAAATTATATGCAGCTATGATTAAAGATGGTCTTTGGAACTTTTCTTTTGAAGTTTTAGAGTTCTGTCCACAGGCAGAATTAAATGAAAAAGAAAAATATTATATTCAATTATATCAATCTTATGATTATGGATATAATTTAAATAAAGGGGTCTCAAAATAAAAAGATTAGGAGATATAATAAATGAGTGATTTTGAAATTTATGATTTATCTGATCTTATGAGTAATATGATTGAAAATGTTAAAGAAGATTTAAAAAGCTTTGATGATATTATTGACCTTCAAGTTGCTCTTGATCGACAAATTTATATTAGTGATATTAGAGAAGGCTTAGGTACTTCTATTGATGGAGTAATTCGTTTTTGGAATCAACAAGATGATGCAAATGATATTCCAATAGAAGATAGGAAGCCTATTAAAATTTATATTGATTCTAATGGAGGCTCCCTGGATGATACCTTAACTATTGTTGATTCAATTAAAATGAGCAATACTCCTGTTATTGGAATCTGTACGGGAAAAGCATATTCTGGAGGATTCTTCATTTTTATTAGTTGTGATAAAAGAATCGCCTATCCTCATAGCTCCTTCCTTTTCCATGAAGGATCTACCTCTACGGGAGGAACAGCATCTCAGTTTGATAACTATGCTCAATTTTATAAGAAGCAGTTAAATCAGTTAATGAATATTGTTCTTGACAATAGCAACATTACAGCTGGTGAATATAAAGATATTAAAAAAGATGATGTCTGGTATGATGCGGAAGAGGGTATTAAAAAAGGCTTTGTTGATAAGATTGCAAAGGAATTAATATAATGAATAAATATGTTATATATAAACATATTTCTCCTTCTGGTAAAGTTTATATAGGGCAAACTGTAGATTATAAAAAAAGGTGTACTCCTGGAAATTATAAAAGTAGTCCATATTTTTATCATGCTATTCAAAAATATGGATGGGATAACTTTGAACATATTATTATAGAAACTTGTTCTTCCCAAGAAAAGGCTGATGAACTTGAACAATTTTATATTTCATTTTATAATACTACCAATCCTGAATATGGATATAATTTAAGTGAAGGTGGAAATTATAAATGTATTTTAAAAGGAGAAAATAATCCTTTTTATGGAAAGCACCATACAGAAGAAGTTAAACAAAAATTATCAGAAAAACATCATCATATAAATACTCGAGCAGTAAAATGTTTAAATACTGGAGAAATATTTGAAAGTGCTTATTATGCAGCTCAATGGTGTAATATTTCAAAACAAGGAATTCAAAGATGTTGCTCTGGAGGGCGACCTACCGCGGGGAAGCATCCAGAAACAAATGAAAAATTAAAATGGAGATATGCAGATGAAATTTGAACGAACATGGACAGGGAATTGGGAGAATGCTATGTATGGTTTACGCCACCCCATGGAAAGTTATGCTAAATCTGATAGTCGCTTTGGTATAGGAGATACTGATACGTGGCTAGATGATGAGAGTATGGAAGTAGCTTATCAATATTTTGAGAATTGGAAAGATGAAAGAGTCGATCCAGATATCGACAATATTCAATCTAAACTCATTGAAGAAGGATGTTTACAGTATGGAAAATATTCTTGTGAATATGCGTTCATAGGTCCAAATGATATGGATCTTGCACAACGCATGATTAAAGCGGGAACTCCTAATGATAAATTTCTTAGACAAATTTTTGTGTCTGTTGATATTACTGCTCCATTATATATTTGGAAAGAGCTAGATACCTATAAAGTTGGAACTACAGCTAATTCTACTTCTACGATGCATAAGTTAGCTTCAACTCCAATTACTTTAAATTGTTTTGAAATTGGAGATTATTCTCCAACTAAAGAAGGAATGAATTATGAATTTCATCAAGAGATTAATCATTTTATTGATAGATTAGAATTATTGCGTAAAAAATATCTTGAAACAAAAGATATAAAATATTGGAAAGAACTTATCCGTTGGCTTCCAGAATCATGGCTTCAGACCCGTACTTGGACAGCTAATTATGCTGTATTAAGAAACGTAGTTCATTGGCGAAAAAATCATAAATTAAAATATGAATGGGATAGCTTTATTCAATGGTGTAAAACTTTACCGTATGCAGAGGAGTTGATATTTTATAATAATGGATACGATGAAGAATACAAATTACACGATTTATTGTTATAGAAATAAAATAAATAATAAAGCATATGCATTGGAAATATATTTGACTTTTTAAAAAATTTATGTTATAATATTTATATAGGAAAAATATTATAAAAAATAAATTTGGAGAAAAGAAAATATGACAAAGAAGCAGACATTTTTAAATGAAGTATTAGCATTGGCGGGAGATGCACCAGAAAAAGTATTTTCTTCAGATGCTCTTGATTATTGGAATGCATTACAGGAAGAAAATAAGAAAACAAATCAGTTTACAGAAAATGGTAAGTTGATTTTAGATTTTTTACAGAAAAATAAAGACGTTTATAATAATCTTTTTAAGGCAAAAGATGTAGGTGAAGGAATTGGAATCTCGTCAAAAACCGCATCTGGAGCCATGAGAAAATTGGTTACTGATGGTTATATCGAAAAAGTAGGTACTAATCCTGTAATCTATACGCTTACGGAATTAGGAATCAAGACTAATGTAAACGCAGAGTCTTGACAAATATAAAAAATTTTGGTATAATATTATTATAAGAAAAATTAAAAGGAGAGTAAATAACCAATGAGAAAAGCAATTAATAAGGAACACATTGAAGGAAAAGTTTATGAACATTCTTTAGAGGTTAAGACAGTTAAGAGAGAAGATTCTGAGAATTTTGGTAAAGAATTTATTGGTGGTACTCTTAAGATCGCAACTGACAAAGACAACACAAATATTGTGGATGTATATTTCCCTTATGTTGTTGAGTATTTTGCAAAGAGTGGAAAGAAAAATAATACTTATGGAGTATTAAAGAACATTATCGAGAGTGGTAAGACCGTTATGAAGGATGGCGCAGATGCAGCTACTCTTGTTAAGGTTGATACTTCTCTGAATCTTAATGATTTTGTTTCTAACAGAAATGGTGAAGAAACTATCGTTGCAGCAAAGAGAAATGAAGGCGGATTTGTAACACTTGCTTCTTCTATTGATCCAGACGAAAATAAGAGAACTCGTTTTGAATTTGATATTCTTATTACTGGTTATAATGTAGTAGAAGCAGACGAGGAGAAAAACATTGATGAAGATTATGGTGTTATCAAGGGCGCTGTATTTACATTCAATGGTAGACTGCTTCCTGTTGATCTTATTGTAAGAAGTGCTGGTGGTATGAAGTATTTTGAATCTCTTGATGCTTCTCCTAAGAATCCTACTTTCACTAAGGTTTGGGGTGTTATCACAAGCAAGATCACTAAAACCAAGAAGATTGAAGAGTCCGCATTTGATGATCCGGTTGTAAGAGAGTTTACTAATACTCATCGTGAGTGGCTTGTAACTGGAGCTAATCAGCCGGATAAGGTTTATGAGATTGGTAAGGATATTACCGAAGATGAAATCAAGCAGATGATTGCTGATCGTGAAGTTCATCTCGCTGACGTTAAAAAGCAGAATGAAGAATATCAGGCTAGACAGAAAGCTCAGGGTGGAGATCTTCCTTTCGCAACTGATACTAACGCAACTGCAAAAGAAGGCGGATTTAATTTCTAATCCTTAAATATAGGGGAGTTTAAAAACTCCCCAATATTTTTTACCCTTTTTTAAGGTTCTATTTATTTAAATAAAAGTAGAATTAATCTACTGGACGGCTAATGGTCGCCACCTCAGAATCAAAAAGGTGTTTTGAATTTTTTAAATTGGAATTTTAAGAAGAAAGGATTTTGTATAAAAATGGGAGTTATTGATTTAAAGAGTGTAAAACCACATCAAGTTAGTAGAGATATGCGCGGTTATTCTGTATTCCTTTATGGAGGTTGGAAGACAGGTAAGACAACTACCGCAGTTAAATTTCCTAAACACCTTCTTTTAGCATTTGAGAAAGGTTATTCAGCGATTCCTGGAGCTATGGCACAGCCCATTAACTCTTGGGGTGAATTTAGACAGGTTGTTCGTCAGTTAAAGCCAGACGATATGAAAGAAACTTTTGAAACCATAATTGTTGATACTGCTGATATTGCTTATGATTATTGCGTAAAATATGTATGTGATAACTTTACAAGAGCAGATGGTGGAACTGGAGTTGATTCTCTTTCAGACATTCCTTTTGGTAAAGGCTATGGTATGGTTGAAAAAGAATTCGATTCAACTTTAAGACAAATTGTTCAACTTGGCTATGGTCTTGTTGTTATTTCTCACGAAACAGACAAGACTTTTAAGAATGAAAATGGAACTGAGTTTAATAAAATTGTACCTACTCTTGACAAGAGAGCAAATAATGTACTCGCTAGAATGTGCGATATTATAGGTTATACCCGTTCAGTTCCAGATACAGATGGAAAAGAAAAAATTGTTATGTTTATGCGTGGCACCTCCCGTTATGAAGCAGGCTCAAGATTTAAATATACACCAGATTATATTGATTTAAGTTATGATAATCTTGTTAAGGCTATTGGAGAAGCTATTGATAAACAGATGGAAGAAGAAGGAGCAGAACTCTTTACTGAGAAAAGAGAAAATGTTCATTTAGATACAACGTCTGAACTTGATTTTGACGCTCTTATGAAAGAATTTAGTGATATTCTTGCAAATATTCCTGGTTCTACTGATATGACAGGCGAGACAGAGGATGGAGTTAAGTTTAGAGAATACTGGCAGCCAAGAATTACTCAAATTATTGAGAGGTATCTTGGTAAAGGTAAGAAAATTAAAGATTGCACAAGAGAGCAGGTTGAAGCGGTAGACCTTATAATTACTGAATTAAGAGATCTTGTAAAAGAATAAAGACGGCGGGAGGGAGCACCTCCCGCTTGACTTTTATAAAAAAATATGTTATAATATTTATATATGAAAAATATAAGGAGAATTATATGGCTCACTACGTCATTTGTTCAAAATGTGGAAAAAGATTTGACAGGGACAAGGTTCAAGCGGTACGAACTGGCGCCCGCCGCTATGCTCACTATGAGTGTTTTCCTACGGGTGAATTGGTTCCTCTCGTTGAAAAAGACCCTGATTTAGTCAAATTAGAAAACTATATACAAAATCTTTTAGGTAAAGATTATAATAAAGCAAGAGTAAATAAACAAATAAAAGATTTTATGGAAGAATATAATTATACATATAGTGGTATTTTAAAATCTTTAGTTTATTTTTATGAAGTAAAAGGCAATAGTAAAGATAAAGCAAATGGTGGAATCGGAATTGTGCCATTCATTTATCAAGATGCCTATAATTATTATTATGATTTATTTGTGGTTAAAAGTCAAAATGAAAATAGAAGTATAGAACAAGCCACTTCTAAAGTGCGGGAGATTGTTATTAAACCACCCCGTATTGTTATACAAAAAAGATTTTTTAATTTAGATGATGATGAGGTAAATGATGAACAAAAGTAAGTATATAGATATTAGTGCATTAACAAATGTAATTGGAAATGTATATAATAATCCAAAACTATTAGAAGCAGAAGATAAATATTTTTTCTCTGAAGATGACTTCGTGGATGAATTTCATAAAATAGTATTTGGAGCAATGTTTAATCTTCATCAGTTAGGGGCAACTACATTTACATTAAATACTATCTCTGATTATCTTTCTACTAGACCTAAAAAGAAAGCGGTCTTTGAGAATAGTAAAGGAAATGAATATATTCTTAGATGCTCAGAAAATGCTAATATATCTACTTTTGATTATTATTACAATAGGATGAAAAAAATGACCCTATTCCGCACTTATTCAGATTTGGCGGGAATGGATTTAAGTTGGTTATATGATCCGGATAATATCTTTGATAATAAAAAGAAACAAGAGCAAGAAGAATGGGTAGATAATACCTCTCTTGAAGAAATTGCAAATATTATTGATGATAAAATTGTAGAAATTAAAGCAAGATGTATTGACAATTCTCTTGGTGTTGGTAGTCAAATTGGAGAAGGTTTTATGGAGTTAGTAGAAGGATTGAAAGAAACTCCAGAAATAGGCTACCCATTGTTTGGTAAATATATGAATACAGTCGTGCGGGGAGCCCGTCTAAAGAAACTTTATCTTAGGTCTGCCGCAACTGGTGTAGGTAAATCACGTGGAATGGTAGCAGATTCATGTGTAATTGGCTGTGGTCAAATGTATAATGTAAATGAACATCGTTGGGAAACTACAGGAAAGCCTGAACCTGTTTTGTATATTGCAACAGAGCAGGATAAAGGTGAAGTACAGACGATGATTGGTTCTTTTATTGCGGGAGTCGATGAAGAACATATCTTAACTGGAAAATATTTTGATGATGAATGGGATCGTATTCAAAAAACCTATCAAATTTTGAAACAAAGTCCTTATTATTTTGAAACTATGCCCGACTTTTCTTTAAATGATATTGAAAATATTATTAAAAGAAATATTAGAGAGCGTGGAGTAAA